AAACCCTATACCTGTTTTTCGGCCCATCATATATCGTCCGTCCACAGATAACACTGGTTCTCTTGCGCCCTTTAATACATTGTCCATATGCGCCACAAGTATCGGGCTACCTTTGTTCTCTTTGTTGAATGCCACGAACACATTTCCGTGCGCGTCATAGTCCAACAAGTCCTTATCAAAATACTCTATCAAATCGTGTATCGTCACACGTTCTGCCTCGAGTATCGTTTCATATTCTGTAAAATTTGTTTTCATAATTTATCCTTTTGTTTTTATTAGTTTATTGTTTTGTTTGTTAGTCTTTCTTGTCTACATTTTCGCCTCCTTCGTCTATCTTGTCGTAGTATTCTGGGTCAAAGCAGTCATCGCACAACCACACCTCTTCACGTGTGTTCTTATCGATGTACTTTTTAATGTTGTCGCTGTGCTCTATGTCAAATAGTTCGCTGCATTCTTCGCATCGAACAAGTCTGCCTTGTTCTAAATAATAATCTACACATCCATCACACCAACAGTCATCACTACCATTGATGTGTTCGAAGTTATCAGCATCGCGCCATTCGCCACAGCAATTGCACCAACTCCAACCTGCTCGTTCCGCACATTCGCTACAGCAATAGAACTGGTCATCTATCCAGAACCCGTCACCGTTCTCGTTTCCCCACTCGTCACAGTTATCACAGTAATACCACCCATCCTCGTGTGCACAATCTATACTGCAATACGGCTCATCATCTACCCATGTTATGTCGTCATCGTCCTCAAACAAATCGCATCCACAACACGTGCATTGGTAGTCACCGTTCCCTGTTGGTTTACAATGGAAGTTCTTACACACAGGCCCACTGCTTGTTGACTTCATGCCACACCATTCACCTTTTATATCTGGCGCATTATATCTTGTGCACATTATGTACTTGGGGTTTTCTCCGTTCTCATCGCACTGTCGTTTCAGTCCGTAGTCATGACCGTCTAAATACATATTTGTACTCTGGTCTGTGATTGTAGTTTCTTGCTGTAAGTCCTTGAAACAAAAATCTCTACCAAACAAATCGTCTGGTTTTAATTCACATCGTAGTTTTCTGTATAATGTCGGCAAGTATTCTGGCTTACCATATATTCGTATGAAATGTCGCTTACCCTTCCACTCATACATAATACACCGCCCTACTTGCTCGCCATTATCCTCAAACCGAACCACATTACAACAAGGTATATTCCCATAGAAACTTTGTGCTCCGTCCGCTCTGTTGCTCATACAACTGCTCGCACTACACAAATCTTTTTGATATACTTGGTTACCTTTATACACTGGTGCGTATGCTAAATCAAATCGCTTGTCAATTGTCATTGTGCACGTTTCATTATCGTCAAAGAACGTCTGTAGATATTTTATTTCCTCTGGTTTTAATGCTGATTTAATATCATCAATCACTCTATTGTGTTTGATAATCACACCCTTAATACCATAGGTATCTTCTTTACCGTTCAATTCTTTGCGTGCCTCGTGCGTGAATCGATCGATAATCTCTCTACGTATTAGTAGTTCGCCCAATGCTTTCCCGCTATCGTGACCTTTTGATTTAATCACAGCGAGATTATTTTTCGTTGTAATATAATAAAAGTTATCACAATAATTCTGTTTCTTGTACCCGTGACTTTTATTTCGGTGCTCTAATATCGCAAACAAATGCTCCATTGGTTCACCCCAATATTGCCGTTTGACTTTGTATTTCATTACACTTTTATAAAAATCATCTAAATAATACTCGTCACTTTTTTTCATTTTGTGCCTCCGGTTTTACTCGTTTCACTTCTATCCGTATTCTAATACAATTACCGTCTAACGGTTCTTGCGAACCTGTTAATCCGTGTAGTTTTGTTTTCACTAGATTATCATACGGATTGTCGTCCCACGATGTTGATTCCCATTCGTTCTTGTTTAATTCTGTGTAGTCAAATGACCATTGTAGCATATGTTTGTAGTCATACGATGTTCCTGTATTTCCATCTCTCCCGCCCTGCGTATGCACAAATATGTCTCTTGGTTTTACTCCACAGAACTCTATTAGGCACGCAATATGTATTGCCGCTAGACTTACTGCTTCGCAACCACTTATTTTTCCAAGCGTGGATATAATTTTACGCACTTTCAGGTATGTTTTATACCATTGTTCGTATTGTTCGTCAGTCACATCTTTACAGTCATACGAATATGATTTCTCTTCCGCTGGAATTACTGTCTCATTCGTATAATAACTGTTACAATGTGTTGTAAAGTCTAGCGTTGCTACTTTTTCTGTATTCATCGCTTTGTCCTTTTGTTTGTATAGCGGGCTGGATATTTCACCAGCCCACCGTTTAAGACGATTGTGTTTTTGTTAAACTTACAGCAAATCTTTAATTGAATTCATTTTGTCAATGATTTCATCAAATAATCCGCTGATATCATCGGCTAACACACGAATTGCCTCTTGTTTCAATTCGTTGTCGCCATAGCAACCGTCTGTGCATACTTCTTGTAAGTGTTTCTTATTACAGATAATTCCACTCGCAATTTGTTCTTTTGCTTGACGGTCACTGTCCAACAATCCTAATGTGTAATACACATTTGCGATTGTTGACGCTTTATTGGTCGCCTTTGTTTCCAAATACGCCAATTTATCCTCATTGGTAATGTAATAAAATCTGTCGCTGTTTGCTAATGCCTCATCGCTAATACCGAACATTTCTTTGATTTTATCATTGTTCCATTTTGGATTTAATGTAGTAAAGTCTGCCATTTTATACTCCTTTGTTATTGGCTTGTTTACTATAGTGCATTTCTGCACCGCTCTTTATTTGCGTTCAATAACATTACATTACTGTCCGCAAATCTCGTTCGCCCTTTCGTCAATCTTTGATTCGCAATATTCTAATAATTCGTCGCTAACTTCTTGCGTTGCGTCTATAACACCGTAATAGTATCCTATTCTATACGCAACTATTATCGTTATTATCGTGTCTATAATAAACCAGAACCACCGTTTCTTTTCTTTGTAAGTCATTGTATTACTCCTTTATTTATAAATCTCGGATATCCACGAACACATTTCTGTTTTCGTGTTCTATGTATATTCCGATCTGTTTTGGTATTCTATTGTCATTGTTTGTTATGTTTGTTGGCTCTTGTTTGCGTCTATCATGGTGCAAGCAACATCTGCCATATGCTTTCGGCTCTACACTTTCAGTGAACTCTACTCTTGCCTTCGCTTTATAATCTGGCATTTTATTTACTATGCCTTTCATTGCATAATACACGCTTTGTAATCTGTTTATTATTTTTTGTCTGTATTCGGTATTCCACATTAGCCTGCGCATATTTACTGCCACCGAATTCTTTTTACTGTCAATGCCTTTGGTGATTTTCTTTGTGTCTAGGTCTATATGCCACCACTGTATATTTTCTCTCATTTTGTTTTTCTCTCTGTTTTTCTATTCTATTCTATTCTATGCTCTATTCTTTTTACAATGCCAAAAATAGTCATAAAATAAAATCATAAAAACAGGGCGTTGCGCCCTGTTTTTTGATTTTGTGATTGTTTTTTAATCATTGTCAACAGGCGCAACAAAATCATTTGCGTCAATTGTGTCATTGTCATTTGATTTTGTGCTGTTGCCACTTGTTGATTTTGGCAATTTGCAATTATAATTATTTTTATAACCTGCAATTTTAACAACACAATCAAAATCATTGTCATAAAAATCAACAGTTTTTTCTGTTGTGTTTATGCCAAAACATAATTTGTTGCTATAAATATAAAAACAATCATATTTTGCAAAATCAAAATCAACAAGTCGGTTTAATTGCTTTTTAATGCCTTCTGTTGATTTTGGTGATTTTATCAAGTTTTTAATTTTGGCAATCAAAAAATCAAGATTATTATAATTTTTGTCATTTTTGTTATAATAAAACTTGGTTATAGTTTTATCGTCTGTTTTTTGTATTTTGTTAAAATACACTTTTTTTGTGTCTGTCATTTTTTTGCTCTTTTTGTTTTTTTGTTTTTTATCATTGCCAATAATGGCAATGGGCTTGCCTAACTTTGTCAACACAATCGCAAAAAATTTGCAAATTGGTTGCCCTGTTAGGTTATTAAAACATTACTATTTTTTTGGGCGGTTGTCAACAAAAAAATCAAAAAGTTAAAAAATAATTATGGGCATGATGATAATATAAAAATTGCATGTTGCAGTAATATAATTTTTGTCAAGTCAATATTGCGCCTGTGTCGGTTGCGCCTGTGTCGGTTGCTTTTTTGCGCTATACCCCAGCCCCCCCGCGCGTTGCGTCCGTCCGTTTGCGTTCGTTCCCACCTCTAAAATCACCCAAAATCCCCAAGATACTACAACCTAAAGTCCCGGATCGATGGTGACCTTACTTTTGATTAGAGATATTTTCCCCTCCGATAGGGTTATTTTCGTACTACAAGGTTTAGTTTTAATGTAGTATGGCGTTTATAGGCTTTTTGACCAAGATATTTCTAATCCGAGGACAGGTGACCATCGAACCGAAAAGGATTGCACTGTGTAGTAAAATTTGTATATACATTAGGGACACGTAATAATATTTTTGTCAAGAAATAAGTACTTGACAGGTGATTTGGTGTGAATTATTATATTAAATGAACAAGAGGTAGACGATTGAGGTACACGCCAAGGGAAGTATTTAAGGAATTTCACGCGGTGAATTGGCATCGGGCCATACTTCTTTGTCATCGGAGGGCCGGGAAGACGGTGGCGACGTGTGCGGAGATGCTGCGGAGGGCGTATAACGGGCCCTCGGATGGGCAATATCTGTTTATAAGCCCGTTAGCGGAACAAAGTATGGCGAATACCATTGGGATATTTGCCTCCCTCGATAACAGTGAGGGGTATATAATCAAGTTTGACAAGACGAATGGGGTGCTGACGCTGGCGAATGGGGCGCAGATAACGCTGGGGGGTAGCCGAGCGGGTGAAAAGTTCCGTGGACGGTACCTGAATGGGTGTGCGGTGGACGAACTGTCGCAGGTAAGTCCTGAGATTATTGCGGATGTTATACTGCCGTGTCTGTCGGATAGGAATGGATGGCTGTGTTTTCTGGGGACGGCGCGTGTGGATGATGATTACAGGTTATATAAGATGTATAAGCAGTACGCACAAGACCCGAAGTGGTACAGCAAGATGATATCGGTGTATGACAATCCGGAGGCGTTTCCCGCGGAGCGCATTGAAGAGATAAGGACGGAGCATATTCAGTATTGTTTGGCCGCGGGGATGAGCATGACGCAGGCGAAACAGTCGTTTAACGTGGAATTTGAGTGTGACTTTGGGTTTATTGATGAAGGGAGGCCAAATATGAGTGCGATGTTCTACACGGAACTGCAGGCGTTATTTGATTCCAATCCGAGCAGGTTCTTGGAACCGAGTGACACGGCGATAGTGTCCCTCTCCCCGCAAGCGAAGACAGCGGTATTTGATATTGGGCACTCTGCGATGCGGGATTACACGGTATGTTGGATAATTGGTGAGACTGGGACGAGTCCGATAGTGGTGAACATACTATGGGAGAACGACAAGAGTTGGCAATATTGGTATGACTATTTGAGACAGCAGGGTATAAGGACGGTGGCGTTGCCATTTGATGCGAGCACCACGAATAAAGAGACGATGTTAAGTTTGGTTCAGACATTTCGGCGGGAAGGGTTTAATGTTATCAGAATAAAGCGGTTGTTGAGGGAAGAACAGGTTGAGAATGGTCGGTGGCTATTAGCGAATGCGAGGTTCTCGCGGGATTGTGTACCGGGGTTATCGCAGGTGGGTTTGTTTAATGACTTTAGTAATCGGCACGGATTAGCGCAAGATGTAGTAGCGAGTATGTTATATGCGGGACAGGTAGTGCGAAAAAAACATCTTAAATTAGAACTTGCATCGCGGATACAATCGCGCTATAATGAGAACACAGATATATATGATACGGGTGTATCACTATATGGAACCGTTATTACAGGAGAGTAACATGTCAGTACACGTACCGAGAACCCCAGCAGTTCAGAAGGCGGACGACCCGCTTATCAATTTAGCAGAGACGAATGCTGATGTACAGAACCAGCGCAACAAGAGTGGTATGCTTGCGAGTTTTTTACAGGGTCGCAATCGCAGTGGTGGATTTTTGAGTAATTTATTTGGCAATTCAAACAGCACGAGCACGTTAGGGCGTTCTGGGATATAGGGGGCAATGATGAAGAAGGAAAGGGATTTTGAATATTACAATAGTCGCAAGCAGATATTGGCGTGCAAGCGCGAAAATTATTTACCGAAGTGGCAGGAACTTGCGATATTTGTAGATCCAAAGAACGCGTACTTTCGTGTGAAGCGCACCAACGGTCAGTTAACGCAATTAGTGCCGAAGATGGACGACACGGCGCAGTCGTTATTGCCGATATATGCTGCGGTATTGAACAGTATGATAACCCCGCAGGCGTATGTATGGCACAAGTTACAATTCTTTGATGACGCGATGCAGAAGAAATATGGGCCGTTGTTGGACGAAGAGAACAAGTTTATATATAATAGACGTTACAGTGCGTACAGCAACTTTTCATCGTCTATGAACGAGTGTTATATGTCTGGTGGTGCGTTTGGTCACGCGATTATGTTCATTGACCCAGACTACAAGCACAAGTGTATCAGTTACCAAACCCTACCTATACAGGAATTTTACATTGATAAAGATGCGTATGGGTTTGTAAACGTATTCTACCGCGAAGTAGTATATAGTGTGAGAAACCTCCTTTCAGTTTTTCCTTCCTATCTTCCGGCCAAGTACAAAGACCGTCAGGATTTGAAATGGCTGGATGATAAAATCACACTGCTACACGCGGTGGAACCCTCTTTTGAAAAGTCGGGAAAGTATCACAGCGCGTACATTGATTTGACGAACAAGAACATCATTGAAGAAACCGAGATGGATTATTGTCCGTACCTGTGTTTCCGCGCGAGTGTATTTCCATCAAGTGATGACCCATATGGATTTAGTCCGTGTATGTCGGTATTACCGTCCATTAAGGCGTTGAACAGTTTGCAGTTTAATTTCCTGAAGCAGACGGATTTGGTTGGTCAGCCGACGTTGCTTACGAACAGTGATGTAATTGACGGGCGCAAGGTTGCGGCATCTGGTTCTGTAATTGAAGGTGGTATTGATGATGAAGGCCGCCCGATGGTACAGGCGTTGCGTGCGTATGGCGACTTGCCGTCAATGGATTACCTGATTCAGAAATACCAAGACAGCATTTCCACAGTATTACTGGCGAAGTATATGGCATTGATGAGTGACACGCAAAGTCGTAGTGCGACAGATGCTATGATTAAATCGAACGAACGTGCGAACTTGGTTGCTCCGAGTGGCGACCGTATTGCGCGTGAATTCTTATTGCCGTTGATTGAAACCGAACTTGCAATATATGGTAAGATGGGCATTTTGCCACAGATGCCAGCGGAGTTGAAGGACTTGGATACATCGTTTGACATTATCTTGGACAACCCGATGTTAAAGGGTCAGCGTATGGATTCTGTGAACAGCGCTGTAAGTATGATGGGTATGGTTGGTCAGTTTGCCCAACTGGATAGTTCGATAGTGAATTCTGTTGATGCGGACAAACTGTTGAGATACATTCAAGAGAATATGAACGTACCAGCGCACGTGATGCGTACGCCTGATGAAGT